CCGGCGCGCTTGGGGGTGCGGGCGGGATCTTCGCGAACATCTTGCATGCAGGCGGCATGGTAGGGGCCTCTGCGCCAGGCCGGATTGTCCCCGCGATGGCCTTCGCGGCCGCACCTCGCATGCATTCCGGCGGCGTTGCCGGTCTCCGCCACGATGAAGTCCCGGCAATCCTGCAACGCGGAGAGCGGGTGCTGTCGCGGCGTGAGGCACAGAGCTACGGCGCGAGCGGCGGGGTGAACGTCACCATCATGGCCCGCGACGCCGAGAGCTTCCGGCAATCCAGGACGCAGGTCGCGGCTGACATCGCCCGCGCCGTGTCGCTCGGGCGGAGGGGGATGTGAGTGGGACCCCGCAAGTAGGAACCGGTTGCGGGGGCCAGAGCACGAACCATGGAGAGACTTGATGGCGTTTCATGAGGTCCGGTTTCCCGACAATATCAGCCGGGGCGCGCGGGGTGGGCCGGAGCGCCGAACGCAGATCGTCGAACTGGCCTCCAGCGACGAGGAGCGCAACGCCAGCTGGGCAAATTCCCGACGGCGCTATGATGTCGCTTACGGCATTCGCCGCGCTGATGATCTGGCGGCTGTCGTTGCCTTCTTTGAGGCGCGCAATGGTCGGCTGCATGGGTTTCGCTTCAAGGATTGGGGCGACCACAAGTCCTGTCTACCCTCGGGCACACCATCGCTCACCGATCAGGCGATTGGCACCGGCGATGGCGCGATGACGTCGTTCCAGTTGGTGAAGCGCTACACGTCCGGCGCGCAGTCCTGGACGCGGGCCATCGCCAAGCCGGTGACGGGCACTGTGCGCATCGCGTTCGGCGGCGTCGAGCAGCCGTCAGGCTGGTCGGCCGACACCACGACTGGCCTCGTCACCTTCAGTACCGCGCCCGGGGTCGGCGTCGCCGTCACCGCAGGTTTTGAGTTCGACGTACCCGTCCGCTTTGACAGCGACGCGCTCGACGTGACGCTCGATCTTGAGCGGCTGGGCTCAATCACCTCCATTCCACTTCTGGAACTCCGCAGATGAAAAGCATCAACCCTGATCTTCAGGCCCATCTTGACGATGGGACGACGACGCTTGCGTGGTGCTGGCGCATCGCCCGTGCGGACGGTGTCACCTTTGGCTTCACCGATCATGATCTGACACTGAAATTCGACGGCACCGATTTCGAGCCGGAAAGCGGGCTGACGGCCTCCGAGGTGCGATCGGGGTCTGACCTGTCGGTCGATGCGCAGGACGCGGAGGGCGTGCTGACCTCAGACCGGATCACCGAGACTGACATTCTCGATGGCCGCTGGGACAACGCGGAGGTCGAGGTCTGGCGCGTGAACTGGGCGGACACCAGCCAGCGCGTCCTGATGCGGCGCGGGGCCATCGGCCAGATCCGGCGCGGGCGACTGGCCTTCGTGGCCGAGGTTCGGTCATTGGCTCACGTGCTCGGGCAGACGGTGGGACGGACCTTCCAGGCGACGTGTGATGCCGCGCTTGGCGATGCGCGCTGCGGAGTGGACATCGAAAATCCCGACTTCAGCGGCACCGGCGCCGTGATCGATCTCCTGCGGGACCGGGCGTTCACCGCCTCGGGGCTCGGGGGCTTCGCCTCCGGCTGGTTCACTTTCGGCACGCTGGACTGGACGAGGGGAGAGAACGCGGGGCGGCGCACCGAGGTGCTGGGCCATGACGTCACGGACGGCGTCGCGATCCTGACCCTGCTCGAGGCGCCGGTGCGCGCGATCGCCGAGGGTGACGGCTTCACCATCCGTGCGGGTTGCGACAAGCGCATGGAGACCTGCGGGGCGAAGTTCGCCAACACCGCCAATTTCCGCGGCTTCCCGCACATCCCCGGCCAGGATGCCGTCCTCCGCTACGCCACAAAGGATGGCGGCCACGAGGGGTTCGTGCTGTGACCAACGTCGTTTTCAGCGAAAACGACGGGCGGCAGTGCATCGCATCGCGATGCACGAGAGCCACCGCCGATCCCAACCGAGTCATCGCCATTGCACGCTCTTGGCTCGGCACGCCGTACCACGACCAGGCGAGCCTTCGGGGCGTCGGCTGCGACTGCCTCGGGCTTGCCCGGGGCGTCTGGCGCGAGGTCGTCGGCCCCGAGCCGTTCCCGATCCCGGCCTACAGCCGCGACTGGGGCGAGACGGGTCCGCGCGAGGTGCTGGCCGAGGGCGCGCGGCGCATGATGATCGAGGTGTCGCCCGCCGAGGCCGGTCCAGGAACGCTGGTCCTGTTCCGCATGAGGCCCCGCGCCATCGCCAAGCATGTCGGGATCCTGACCGGGCCCGATACCTTCCTGCACGCCTACGAGCGGCTCGGCGTGATCGAGGAACAGCTGACGCCCGCTTGGCGGCGGCGCATCGCCTTCGCCTTCCTGTTCCCACAACGCTGAGATTATCGCATGGCCACCCTCGTTCTCGGTGCCGCAGGTGCTGCCATTGGCGGCAGCATTGGCGGCGCGATCCTCGGCGTCAGCGCCGCGACCATCGGCGGCTTCATTGGCTCCACCATCGGCTCGGTTGTCGACAGCTGGATCATCTCCTCGCTTGCGCCGACCCAGCGGATCGAAGGTGCGCGGATGGACAATCTGCGCATCACCTCGGCCACCGAAGGGGCAGTGATCCCGCGCCTCTACGGCCGCATGCGGATCGGTGGCAACATCGTCTGGGCGACGGATTTCCGCGAGGAGACGAAGACGACCACGCAGGGTGGCGGCAAGGGCGGAGGGGGTGGCGGCAAGGTCAAGACGACTGAGTATTTCTACTACGCTTCGTTCGCCGTCGCGCTCTGCGAGGGGCCGATCACCGGCATTGGCCGCATCTGGGCCGACGGCAAGCTGCTGGATACCGCCGGGATCACCTGGCGCTGGTATCCGGGGGACGAAGCGCAAACGGCCGATCCGTTCATTTCGGCGAAGATGGGCGCGGCAAACACACCGGCCTATCGCGGCACCGCCTATGTTGTTTTCGAGGATTTACCGCTCGGCAACTATGGCAACCGCATCCCGCAGCTGAGTTTCGAGGTGTTTCGCCCGCTTGCCGATCCGGACACGGCGGAAGGTCTCACGCAGGCTGTGACCATGATCCCGGCATCGGGCGAATTCGCCTACGCCACGCAGGGCATCCGGAAGGGCAGCAGCGGATCACAGTCGCCCGAAAACCTCAACGCGCTGACGGATACCGCAGATATGGTGGTGGCGCTGGATCGCCTGCAGGCGATGGCGCCGAACGTCGAAAGTGTGTCGCTGGTCGTGGCCTGGTTCGGCGACGACCTGCGGGCGGGTAATTGCAAGGTGCGGCCCGGGGTTGAGGTGACCGCCAAGACCACCACGCCGTCGACATGGTCGGTAAATGGCGTCAGCCGCGCCAATGCCTTCCTCGTCAGCCGCGACGAACAGGATCGCCCGGTCTATGGCGGCACGCCTGCTGATTTTGCCGTGGTGCAGGCAATCCAGGAGATGAAGGCGCGCGGGCTTCGGGTCACCATCTATCCCTTCATCCTGATGGATGTGCCGACTGGCAACACGCTGCCGAACCCGTATTCCGACAATGCCACCGAGACGGGGCAGCCCGCTTTCCCCTGGCGGGGGCGGATCACCTGTTCACCTGCAGCGGGGTTCGCCGGGACGGTGGACAAGACCGCCACGGCCGCAAGCCAGGTCGCGGCGCTGTTCGGCGCGGCGACGCCCGCGAACTTCAGCGTCTCCGGTCAATCGGTCTCCTGGATCGGGCCATCCGGCGACTGGGGCCTGCGGCGCATGGTGCTGCACTACGCGCATCTCTGCGCGGCGGCGGGCGGGGTCGATGCCTTCCTGATCGGAACAGAAATGCCGGGGCTGACTACGATCCGCTCTGGGGCCAGCACCTATCCGGCAGTGCAGGCCTATCGGGATCTGCTCGCCGATGTGCGCTCGATCCTCGGGTCGGGTGTGAGCCTCGGCTATGCCGCCGACTGGTCAGAGTATTTCGGGCACCAGCCAGGCGATGGCAGCGGCGACGTCTTCTTCCACCTCGATCCGCTCTGGTCCGATCCGGAGATCGATTTCGTCGGGATCGACAACTATATGCCGCTGTCGGACTGGCGCGACGGGTTCGAGCATGCCGATGCGGCCGAGGGCTGGCCCGCGATCTACGACCGAGCCTACCTGCAGGGGAACATTGCGCGCGGGGAAGGCTTCGACTGGTTCTATGGCTCCGAGGCTGATCGCACCGCTCAGGTCCGCACCGCGATTACCGATGGCGCGGCCAGCAAGCCATGGGTGTTCCGCTACAAGGATTTGCGCGCCTGGTGGTCGAACCCGCATTACAACCGCCCGGGTGGGGTGGAGAGCGGAACTCCAACGGCATGGGTGCCACAATCCAAGCCAGTCTGGTTCACCGAGCTGGGCTGCCCGGCCATTGATCGCGGCACCAACCAGCCGAATGTCTTCTTCGACCCGAAGTCGTCAGAGAGCTTCACGCCGCATTTCTCACGGGGCTGGCGCGACGACTCGATCCAGCGCGCCTATCTTGAGGCGACCTATCTATGGTGGGGTGAGGCCACAAACAACCCGGTCTCGTCGGTCTATGACGGCCGGATGGTGCACGTTCCGGAATGCGCCGCCTGGACGTGGGACGCGCGACCCTATCCGTTCTTCCCGGCGCTCACCGACGTCTGGACTGACGGCGCGAACTGGCGGCTCGGGCACTGGCTGACCGGTCGGCTTGGGGCAGTGTCGCTCGCGGCGCTGGCCCGGCACCTCTGCCTGCGCGCGGGGATGCCCGAGACTCGGATCGACGTCACCGGTCTCTGGGGTGCGCTCGAAGGTTATGCGATTGGCGCACTGGAAAGCCCGCGCGCCTCGATTACCACGCTGTCGCGGCATTTCGGCTTCGACGCGGTCGAGACCGAGGGCGTGATCCGCTTCGTCATGCGCGGCCGCGCCGCGGTAGCCAGTGTGATGCACGACGATCTTGTTGCGGCCCGAGAGGGCGACGTTCTGGAACTCACGCGTGCGCAGGAAACCGAACTGCCGCAGGCGCTCAAATGGCAGGTGGCCCGGGCCGACGAGGATTACGACGCCGCCCTTGTCGAGGCGCGCCGCATCACGGTGGATACGACGCGGATCGCCTCGGCGAGCTTTCCCATGGCGGTCCCGCCAGAAGAGGCCGAACGTCGCTGCCGCCGGGCGCTGATGGAAGCCTGGACCGGGCGGGAGACGACCGCGTTTCGCCTGCCTCCCTCACGGCTGGCGCTGGATCCGGCGGACGTCGTGACTCTGGAACATGACGGTCGACACATCCCGCTACGGCTCGTCTCCATCGCGGATGCCGAGGCACGCGGGATCGAAGCAGTTCGCCAGGACCGGGAAGCCCACGATCTACCGCCCGGATCCCCACGACCGTCCTCGCTAT